AGTCAGTTACATTGGAGAATATGCAACTTCATTTACTGATGAATTTGTGGGTGAAGGTTCGCCTAACATATATGCGGGAGACTACATAGGCACCTTTGTTCAGACTTACGTAGGCAACTATACCGGTGCAACTTATGCAGGTGCAACTTATGTTGGCGGATCGAACACTTCGATGAACGTAACCAACAATGGTGCTTCTAACTACATTATTGATAGTGCGTCGAATCCAACGTTGACACTTGAAAGAGGCACCACATACACATTCAACTTAAGCGTAAGCGGTCATCCGTTCTGGATTAAGACAGCACCAAATACTGGAACTGGTGATCAGTTCAATACTGGTGTGACTAACAATGGTGCACAAACAGGTACGTTGACGTTTGCAGTAGACTCTTCAGCGCCAAGCACGTTGTACTATATCTGTCAATTCCATAGCGGAATGGTAGGCACTATAAATATTGTATCTGCCGGGGCTACAAGCTATGTGGGTGATTATGCCGGTATTAGTCTAGAAGGATACATCGGCACGTTCACATCGACTTTCACAGGTGCTTACAGTTAAATGCATAATGGATTTTTAGATAAAAGAAGAAGACTACTTAATCTGCGTGAAATGCAGGTCGAGAACGTATTGCCTGAACATTTTGCTCAGTTCTATCCTAAGTTCATCGACCTATTAAAAAATTATTATGAGTGGCAAGATCAGAACGATCCGAATGAGTTGTTAAATCATCTCTTTGCTGTCCGTGATATTAACGAAACTGACATCACTCTTCTCTCGTTTATTGAGGACGAGTTTCTTTTGGGTGAAGCATACTTCGAAGGCTTCGGCACAGAAGACTTTGAGAAAAGAGCGGCGGCTAACTTTTCGAATACGCTGTTCAGATCAAAGGGTACCAAGTTTGCTATCGAGTGGTTCTTTAGATCATTCTATGGTCTCGACGCAGACGTAATTTATCCAAAAGAAAACGTTTTCACATTAAACAACACCTCTTCGCAAATCGGTCCTGATTCACTGAGATATCTGACCAACGACAAATTGTATCAGACGTTCGCTCTGTTGATACGAGTCGGCGTGCCCATTTCGAAATGGCGTGATATTTTCAAACTGTTTGCTCATCCAGCAGGCATGTATCTCGGCGCTGAAGTGTCGATTGACGATGTGATTACTCCAGCAATTAACGCTGTCATGCAAGACTCTGCTGTAAGTCAACGACCTTCTCCTGTTTGGGAGTTAACTCGTTTTCTTGATAGTGCGGGACGTTATCGTGAAGGCTACATCGGTGATCCTGTATACAATACGCTGACAGGCAATATCGACAGTGTTCCAGAAGGAACAATCTTTAGATACAAGATTAGCGGCACGAACATTCCAGCTGGCACAGGAACGGTTCGTTATTTCGTTGATCCTGCTGGTGGCGATCTTGCGAGCGATACGTCAACAGATGATTTCTACAATTTCGATTCAGCGGGTGCGTTCAACTATACGCCACCGTACGAAGTGCCTCTTAGAAGCAGTAAAGCATTTTTGCAGTTACAGCAAGACAGTCCGTTAGGACCTGCGTTTGGTTACTTTACAATACCAACAGGCATTGATAGTGTTGAAACCGAAGGACAAGAAGCGTTTACTGTATTCGTTGAAGATGTTGGTGAAAGAACCATTGCGTCTGATCGCGTAGTGTTGAATGATGTAATTACAGAATATCAGTTGATTCCATTTGATCCTATTGATGAAGGTGATGATCTTTTGATTGTTGCATCGCATGGTTCAGGTTCACTTTATAATGGTAACCCTAACACAAAAGCGTGGAATAGCACAACACTGTACTGGTACGGCAAACATATTTCGACAACTGACTCTGATTTTGTCACGCCGTTGCCCGACTCAAGTAATCCACAACCTGTAAATATTAGACCTACTCTTGGTGCTTCAACTCCTCCTAACGTCCTGTCTTACTCAGATGGTGATATTATTATTCCGATTCGTGGCGACACGGTATCAGAAAGCACAGAACATTTCGCTGTGATACTTCAGACGTTCGAAGGAATTAAGAAAGACTCTGTAACTGTTGCGATTAACAACACGGCGGCTACGTTCACTGTTACACCGAGCGCGGCGAGCTATACTGAAGGTGATACTCTTTCATTTACAATCAATCATAGTTCGCAAGATGGTGGCGATACAGTCACATGGCAATTTACTGGCGCTTTAGCTAGTGATCCACGTCCGCTTGCAACTTCTGGATCATTTACACTTAACTCAGGCACTTCAACTACTTTTAGCATTCAAGTTCGGGCTGATACTATTCGACGAGGTGTAACTGGAGGATTCCTTCAAGTTACAAATAGTAAGTACAGTCCTGCTCTCGTAGCAACATCTTCTGGTTTCAACGTGTTCGATCAAAATCCAATTTACAATCTTACGATGAATCCTACAACCGCGAATGAAGGTGATACTGTTACATTCGATGTGTCTGGAAGCAACATTGCTGACGGCACTTATTATCTTCAGATTGGCAATGTCGGCACAAATAATTTAGATTTCTTAACGTATGCCGGCAATGGAGGAGCTCCTGGACAAGGATTAAACTCACGTGCTTCAATTACGGTAACAAACAATAGTGGAACAAGTTCATCTCTTGCTTTTGCTGACAGTTCCGAAACTGCTGACGAATCTTTTTATGCGTATCTTCATTCAGATCCTGTAGTGTTCGATCCGCTTGTTTCTTCATTAAATCAGATTCGTGGTGGAGCCGCGGCTACTTACACTCTTACTCCGAACAAAACACGTGTTCCAGAAGGTGAGACTTTAACGTTTACATTTACAACGACTGGCGCTGATGGAATATTCGATTGGCAAGTACAAACGTTCGACACTTTCTTAACTTTTGATGGATTACGAGGCTTAACGCCAAATGACTTTGGTAAACTAAATCCCACCACAGGCGAGTGGGATGTCGATGAGCCTACAAATGTAGGACTGTATTCCGCTTCGCAATTGCCATACGGAGATGAAGCATCAACAGGAAATGGAATGGTAGTTTCTGGTGGAACAGGAACGTTCTCGTTGCTAATTCGTGATGATGGTCAAGACGAAGATTCAGACGAACAAGATTTCTGGGCAATTGTTAAGAACAGTTCAGGTGTAACACTCGCTCAGTCCGCATCTGTAAGAATTCTAGATGCTAGTGCAACTGATTATAACCTGTATGTTGTTGAGCAAGAAGGAGTGCGTGATAGTGCTGTTACAGAAGGTACTGAGAGTCTTGTATTAAACTTTACGACGAATGCGGCAGTTGACGAAAACTTGTATTTTGAATTGCAAAAGTCAGATGCTCTCGGTAGTCCTTGGTCTAGCAAATGGATAAACAACGCACAGATATATGTTCCGTTTGCTGAAACTGATCCAGCATCTCAAGTGTTAAAAACTTTGTTCACGACACAAGGTGGTGCAGACTTTAACAGACCAATATTTGATGGCACATACGAAGGCGAGCAATTTGGTGTAGCGTATCTATCACGAAACGATTTTGCAAGTAACGGTGGTGACGTGCTTGACACAATGACGTTCTCTGTACTAGATGCGCCCGCTACGTGGACGCTTACCGCTTCACCTAGCACAACTGTAGATGAAGGCGATACAATTACGTGGACTGTTGGTGGCACAAATATTCCTAATGGAACGTACTATGCAAATCTCACAGACTACGATGTAGTTGTGACAGATGGCAGTGGCTCTGGTTCAGGTCAGTCTGCAATTAGAACGAGTGATCCAGAAGCCCTTAATATTCCGAACGGCAGTGTTTGCGTCAATGACGCGAATGTACCAGGAACTGTTACTGGTAAATTTGCAGTAACACTAGGTGATTCTATACTGTACTATCAAATTAATATGAGTGAAAACTTAACAGCAAATGTTCAGAACACAAGACTAGTGTTTGGCAGTTCTGAAACTGTAGCAGATTTCGATGCAGGCTCTGAAAGAACATTTACCATGACCAATAACGTTGGTGGATTCACTACTGTCACAGCTACGAACGATGATACGATTGATGACACGTATACGATGGCTGTATACGATCAGGCGCGCCCAGCATCTCCAGTAGCAAGTGTAGGATTTACAATCACTGATACCACTGTTGGTGGCAACGAATCTGTTGTAAACTTCCAGCTTGAACCTGCCTTCACTACGTGGGCTGTACAGACCATAAAAGCATACACTAATGAGATACTTAACACCGCGGTGTCTGGATTGCAGTTCCGTTCTGATGGTGGCATCTACGGTGAAGGTAATGTTATTCCAGGAACACCACTTCCAGATCAATACATTAAACTTGGGACGTGGCATCAAGCGGCGACAACGACTGGTAACTTTACGATTACAGCAACAATTCAAGGCGCTGGAGTTCCAAGCGATGGTGGTGTAGCAGTGGGAAGTTACGGAACAAACTTATCACTGTCTAGTACTCAACAATTTGATCTCATTGCATCTGCACGTCAACCGACTAGTCGTTTAGCGAGTATGCTTGTATCGTTTACAATAACTGATGATGCTGATCCGACAAACACCGACACTCAAAGTATTGCGTACTTCTCAGAACTTGAGTATGTTGGAACTGATATTGACGTGAATCCAGCTTGAATAGGGCCGTAGTATGAAAAAAGATGATCCTAATATTAAATCGGACTACGATTATTCTCGCTCAACTTATTACGAGTTGATTGATAAGGGAAGAGAATCACTCGATCTGATGATTGAGGTTGCTCGTGAGTCTGAACATCCTAGAGCTTTTGAAGTTCTGTCGAACATGATCAAAAACATCTCAGATGTCAACGATAAATTGATGGAACTAAATAAGAAGACCAAAGACATAACGCAAGAAAAAGAAGAGCCTAAAGCAATTACCAATAATAATGTTTTTATAGGAAGTACTACTGATCTGCAACGTTTGTTGCAACAAAGCGAAGATGAAAAGGTGATTGATGTTAGCCCATCGAATGAGTGACCATGAACATTATCTAGGTAATGTCAATGTAAAACGTGATGGAGTACAGCAAGAGTGGACTCAGCATGAAGTGCTAGAGTACGCGAAGTGCATGAAAGATCCTGCATATTTTGCAAAGACTTACGTAAAGATTATATCACTTGATAAAGGACTTGTCAACTTTGACCTATACCCATATCAAGAAAAAATGTTCAACCATTTTAACGATAATCGGTTTTCTATCGTCTTGGCTTGTCGTCAGTCTGGTAAAAGTATTTCGTCAGTTGTTTACTTACTTTGGTACGCTATATTCCATCCTGAGAAAACGATTGCGGTGCTTGCCAACAAAGGCGCAACTGCAAGAGAAATGCTTGCACGGGTCACGTTGGCTCTTGAAAACTTACCCTTCTTTTTACAACCTGGCTGCCGCGCTCTCAACAAAGGTAGTATTGAGTTTTCAAATAATTCTCGCATTATTGCTTCTGCTACTTCAGGCAGTTCTATTCGTGGTATGTCTGTCAATCTACTGTTTCTTGACGAGTTTGCTTTTGTTGAAAGAGCTAGTGAGTTTTATACCTCGACATATCCGGTAATCTCTGCTGGTAAAGATACAAAAGTTATCATAACATCTACCGCTAACGGTATCGGTAATACGTTTCACAAAATCTGGGAAGGCGCTGTACAAAAGATCAACGAATATCAAGCCTTTACAGTTAATTGGTGGGACGTGCCAGGACGTGATGAAGAGTGGAAGAAGCAGACAATTTCGAACACGTCACAGATGCAGTTCGATCAAGAATTTGGCAATACGTTTTTCGGAACGGGCGATACACTGATCAATGCAGAAACACTGCTTAATCTAAGATCAATGCCACCACTCAAAATGCTTGAGGGCGGTGATGTAAAAATCTACGAAGAAACATCAAAGAATCACGAATATCTCATGATGGTCGACGTAGCAAAAGGAAGAGGACAGGACTATTCGACGTTTAACGTAATCGATATATCTGTGCGACCCTTCAAACAGGTCGCTGTGTATCGGAACAATACTATTTCTCCAATACTCTTCCCAGACATTATCTATAAGTTTGCGAAAGTCTACAACAACGCATATGTGATCGTTGAATCAAATGACCAGGGTAGCGTAGTTTGTAGAGGTTTGTATTATGATCTAGAATACGAAAATGTTCACGTGGAGTCAACAGTCAAAGCAAATGCTGTTGGCATTGAAATGACACGAAAGACAAAACGTCTTGGTTGTTCTGGCATCAAAGACCTTCTTGAAAACAACAAATTAGATATCGTTGACGATGATACTATCTTAGAGATTTCTACGTTTGTTTCAAAAGGACAGTCTTACGAAGCCGCTGATGGCAATCATGACGATTTGATGATGAACTTAGTGATGCTCGGTTACTTTATATCGACACAGATGTTCTCAGACATGACAGACATCAATCTTAAGCAGATGATGTTTGAACAGCAGATGAGACGTATCGAAGAAGATGTAGTGCCGTTTGGATTTGTTGATGATGGGTCTAGTGCCATTCAAGAGATCGAAGACAGAGAACGTATGAAGTACGAACCCTGGCAGTTAACATGGGACGAACCGTACTGAAAAACAGGTAATTTATAAATAAATACATTGAAATTATCCGTATTATGTTCTCTTATCATATATTAACGAAAAAAAGGACACGACCATGGCATTACTACCATCTGAGTCTCCCAACATTACCGTGAAGGAATTCGATCTGTCTGGTGTAGTGCCGGCAGTTACTTCTTCAACGGGAGCGTTTGTAGGAGACTTTAACTGGGGTCCAGCCGATCAGCCTATTCTGGTAAGTACTGAAGCAGAATTGGCTTCGCAATTTGGATCTCCTTCTAACGATTCTGCGGCGGCAGTATCGGATTTTCTCTCTGCTTCAATGTTTTTGAAGTATTCAAGTAGCGCGTACGTAACACGTACCGTAGACGATTCAGCACAAAACGCAATCGCGGCTGGTGCTGATCAGGTGTTGATTAAAAATCGTGATGATTGGGATGCGCGTAGCATTACCACTCTAAACAACTATGTTATCGCAAAATATCCTGGCACTTTAGGTAACAGCCTTAAGATTTCAATGTGCCCATATAGCGAAGCTGATAGTGCGTTTAACAACTGGACTGTTGACGGCGCTGATATCTCTACACTGTTTGATGGTCCGCCAAGATCATCTGCTAACGTAGCAGGCTACGGCTTTGCGGCTGACTCTGAAGTTGGCGACGAAGTTCACTGTATCATTCTCGATGAGGATGGTAAAATCACAGGAACGCCAGGAACAGTGCTAGAAAAGTATTCTTATCTTTCTCTGGCAACGGACGCTAAAACTGACAATGGTTCAACTAACTTTATTCAAAACGTTCTGAACAATCAGTCCGAGTATGTTTGGGCACCTAACTTGTCAGATGCGTTCCCAGGAATTACGAGTGCGGCATCGTTCACAGGCTCAGCGTCAGGTCAAGTTGGTACTTACTCTCTTGATCGCGGTAGAGCGGCTAATCCAGATATAAACAATTATCTGATCAGTTTTGGTGAGTATAACGATCCTGACGTAATTCAAGTGGATTTCTTAGTTGCACCAGAAGTTGTTGACAGTGCTGACTGTAGAACAATGGCTAACACATTGACTGCACAAGCGGTAACACGTAAAGATTGTGTTGTTGTGACTTCACCACCTTCATCGATTGTGACAGGACAAGGCTCAAATACCAGTGTAATTGCTACTGCAACTGCGGCTTGGGCAAATACGCTAAATGCTTCTTCTTACCTGATTGTCGATGGCAACTACTTGAAAGTATACGATAAGTATAACGATGAGTATGTAAACATTCCTGCCGCAGCCGCAACAGCGGGTGTGATGGCATCTACTGATCTGAATGCAGATCCGTGGTTCTCGCCAGCAGGCTCTAGGAGAGGACAATACTTCGGAGTAACTTCTCTAGCGTACAATCCCGCTAAGGCTCAAAGAGATACTTTGTATAAAGCCAGTGTTAACCCAATTGTTAACTTGCCAGGTCAAGGAATCTTGTTGTACGGAGATAAGACTAAGTTAGGTCGTCCTTCAGCATTTGATCGCATCAACGTTCGTCGCCTCTTCTTGGTGATCGAGCGAGCAATCAAAGGCGCCGCACAGAACGTTATGTTCGAATTCAATGATGAATTCACTCGTGCGGAATTCGTTAATATTATCGAGCCTTTCTTGAGAGAGATTAAGGGTCGACGGGGTATCACTGATTTTAGAGTGGTGTGTGACGAAACAAACAACACTCCAAACATCATTGATAACAATCAATTTGTCGCATCGGTCTTTATTAAGCCTGCACGTTCTATCAACTACGTAACACTGAACTTCGTAGCAGTTAGAACTGGTGTAGACTTTGATGAAGTCGTTGGACTGGTTTAAGCGCAAGGAGAATAACTAATGGCTATTTTAGGAGTAGATGACTTCAAGTCAAAGCTGAGAGGTGGTGGCGCTAGACCAAATCTGTTCAAGGCGACACTCAACTTTCCAGCGTACGCAGGAGGCGATGTCGAATTGACATCGTTTCTTTGCAAAACTGCGCAGTTGCCTCAGTCTTCAACCAACTCGTTTGCAGTACCGTTTCGCGGTCGTGAACTAAAGGTTGCGGGTGATCGCACATTCGAAGATTGGACTGTTACTATCATTAACGATACTGACTTTACCATTCGTGATTCGTTTGAGCGATGGATGAACGGCATCAACGCGCACAGTGCAAATACTGGCTTGACGAATCCAGTTGACTATCAAGCAGACCTGCTTGTAGATCAGTTGGATCGTGATGAGTCTGTAATCAAGCGTTACACGTTTAGAGGTGCATTTCCAACGGTTGTTGGACCAATCACTCTTGACTACGATCAGAGAGATCAGATCGAAACGTTTGATATCACGTTCTCGTATCAGTATTGGGAAAGCAATACGACATCTTAATGGTGTACTAAATATAAGGGAGTCTTCGGGCTCCCTTATATAATTTTTTAGGAATACGTATGGCAGATAACGTAAACACATTGAAAATTTTTGGCTTCGAAATTAAGCGAGCCAAAAAAGACGAAAAGGACAAAGAGAAGTTACAGTCTATTGTCCCTCCAACTGACGCTGACGGCGCGGGTTATGTAACTGCGACGGCGGGTCATTTTGGTCAGTACATTAATATGGATGGAGATGAGTCGAAAGACAACCATCATCTCGTTTTGCGCTATCGTGGTGTAGCCATGCATCCTGAAGTAGATATGGCAATTGACGAAATCGTCAACGAAGGCATTTCTGCTTCTGAACTATCATCTTCTGTAGAAATTTCACTTGATGACATTGAAGCTGGTGAAAAGATCAAAGAGCAGATTCGTGAAGAGTTTGAAAACATTATCGGTATGCTCCGATTCAATGAGATCGGTCACGAAATCTTTAGGTCTTGGTACGTAGACGGTCGCATTTATCATCACCTTCTTGTCAATGACGCACAGCCAAAAGCAGGCATTCAAGAGATTCGAAACATCGACTCAACTCGCATTCGAAAAGTGCGTGAAGTCAAGTACAAGAAAGATCCAGCAACTGGCGTTAAGGTCGTAGACAAAGTTGATGAATACTACATCTACGAAGACAAGCCAGGCAACACGCAAACTGGTGTAAAACTGTCTAATGACTCGATCAGTTATGTCACTAGTGGTCTGTTGGATGAGACAAAAAAGAAAGTTGTTTCGCATCTTCATAAGGCACTGAAGCCTATTAACCAGTTGCGCATGATGGAAGACTCGTTGGTCATCTATCGTCTCGCACGTGCACCCGAACGTCGAATCTTTTACATTGATGTAGGCTCTCTGCCTCGTGGTAAAGCCGAGCAGTATATGTCTGACATCATGTCGAAGTATCGAAACAAATTAGTGTACGATGCAAACACTGGTCAGATCAAAGATGATCGCAAGCACATGTCAATGCTTGAAGACTTCTGGCTGCCACGCCGAGAGAACGGACGTGGAACAGAGATCACAACACTGCCAGGCGGCGAGAATCTGGGACAGATAGATGACATCATCTATTTCCAGAAGCGACTGTATCGCTCTCTGAATGTCCCAGTGAATCGTTTAGAGCAAGAAGCACAGTTCTCGCTCGGCAGATCGACTGAAATTTCTAGAGATGAGGTTAAGTTCCAAAAATTCATTGATCGGCTTCGCAGACGATTCTCTTGGGTATTCTTGGGTATTCTCAAGAAACAACTCATGCTCAAAGGTATTATCACTGAGCAAGATTGGGAAGAGTGGAAAGACAACATCTATGTTGACTTCGTAAAAGACAACCACTTTACCGAACTGAAAGAAATGGAGATTCTTCGCGAACGCATCGGCATTATGAATGAAATTACTCAGTTTGTTGGTGAGTACTATTCGAAAGAATGGGTTATGCGTAACGTCTTACGTATGACCGACGATGATCTAGAAGCGATGAAAAAAGAGATCGATCAAGAAACCAAAGACGGCGAAATTGAAGATAAAGATGACGAAGAACAACAAGAACCCGAGGCGCCTAAGCCTGTACCTGTTCAAGTTGTTCCCGATGAACCAAAAGATGAGGAAAAATAATGTCTGACGAAGATGTAGTAGTTGATGAACTGCAAGCAGAACCTATTGAAACTGACTCTAAGCCAGTTGAAGATTTTTTGAAAGCGATTGAAGATCAAAACTTCACTCAGGCTGAGCGACAGTTTAATGATATGGTCGGTGATCGTTTGCAAGATACTTTGGATCAAGCCAAAGCAAGAATTGCGGCGTCTCTTGGTCAAGAGCCAGAGGAGTCAGAGGAGGCTGAAGAAGTAGAAGAGCCTGAATTAGAACTTGATGACGAAGAAGTTAGTCTCGACGATTTAGACTTAGAAATCGATGATGAGGAAGAACTTGAAGTGGAAGACGATGACGAGGAAGACCTCGTTGCGCCTGTTTAAAAATCATTATTTTATAAATAAATAACACGAGACAAAATGTCAAAGGTAACTGATAAAGTAATTAAATTATTGGAAAAAGTTGCTAACGCCCATCTCTATGAAGTGATGGGAAACAAAGGCAGATACATTGATAAGCCTGCCAATTTTAGCACAGTCCAATATATGAATGCAAGAGGACATGTAGATCAACTCAAATTAAAAGAGATGATCGTAAGAAGTATCATAGAATACGTCGGAAAGTCCGAAGCGTTTTTGAACATGGGAACAGCATGTGGTCATTTAGAGTATGCTAATAAATTGAACCACGAACAGTTGACGATCAGTTCATGCGAATGGGATTATCAATATGAGTGCTGTGAAAAGATACGAGACATGCTTGGCATTCAAATCAGTTACAGATGTAATGACATTTTAAGTGATGATTTTGAAATACGCAATTGTAAAACGTATTTTGATCATGTTATTTTAGATAGGTTTTTTCCTGTGTATCAAGCGGATACACATCACAGAACAGAAGAGGTGTTGAAGAAATTTAAACCATACGCAAAACGTGCGATTATTGTTGAGTCAGACGGCAACTGGTCAAAAGAGCAATGGGCTTGGTTGACCAAGACAGCCGAACGAAGAATCAAAATCTCAGGCGAATGGAATATGTTTCTGATAAAACTGGAAAACTTATGAAGACGTTTAAGAGCATCCGCGAAGCGAAGAAAAAAATGCCAGCAGGTGAGCATGTCTTCGATAAGAAAGTGAATCGCCACACGGTGATGATTCACAAAGATAAAAAAGGATTCACTGTCTATATTGACGGTGACAAACTAGACACTTATCGTTCTCAGAAAGAAGCTGAGAAGATGGGTGTAGCTTTCGCTAAGGAAATGTAAATGAAACTTATTACCGAATATCATGAAAACGATTTGACGTGTCTTGTTGAGAAGAACGAGAGCGGAGAAAAGTCTTATATGATTGAAGGTATCTTCGCGCAAGCAGAACAGAAAAATAGAAACGGACGTGTTTACCCTCGACCCATTATGGAAAAAGCTGTAAAAACGTACGTTGATACACAAGTTAACAAGAAGCGGGCTGTGGGTGAACTGAATCATCCCGAAGGTCCTACTGTTAACTTGGATAAAGTTTCTCACCTCATCACTGATCTTCGATTCGAAGGCAATGATGTGGTAGGAAAGGCACAAATATTGGATACTCCAATGGGCAAGATCGTTAAGGGATTGCTTGATGGTGGCGTTCAACTAGGCGTGTCAACTCGTGGCATGGGTAGTCTTGAGCAAAAGAATGGCACTATGTACGTACGAGAAGACTTTATTTTAAATACTGTCGATATCGTACAAGATCCGTCTGCGCCGGCAGCCTTCGTTAATGGTATTATGGAAGGCGTCGAGTGGGTTTGGGAAAACGGTGTTATTCAAGCACAAGAAATTGAAAAAATGGAGACTGAAATTAAATCGGCTCCGACAAAGCATCTCTATGAGACGCAAGTTCGTGAGTACAAAAATTTCCTCTCGTTGCTCAAATCAAACTTTAAGGAGTAAAACATATGTCTGATCTAGACCAAAATGTTGAGCTTCCTATCGATGAGGACAACCAAATCGAGGAAGCAAGTGCTCAGAAGATGCCTGTTGGTACAGAAGACGAATCTATTGCGTCTGTAGATAAGACTGACGCTCCTGTTAAGAAGGCTCCCGCTCGTAAAGGGGATCAATCTAAGCAGGATCCGATGCCTAAGACCAAAGCAGGAATGCTAAACGCTATGTACGGCAAACTGTCTGCAATGAAAAAAGCAGACCTTCATGCTGTGTACAGCAAGATGGAAGGTGTTGAAGTGGACGAAGATGGCGAAGCAATTGAATTGCCCGAATTTTCGTACACCGATGAACTCGACTCTCTTGTAGAAAGCGAAGCAACTTTGTCTGATGAGTTTAAAGCGAAAACTGCTGTGATCTTTGAAACTGCTATTCGTTCTAAGCTGTCCGAGGAAATCGAACGCTTAGAAGATGAATATCAAACTCGACTTGACGAAGAACTCGATGCTACTCGCACCGACCTCGTTGAGAAGGTTGATAGCTACCTCAACTACGTTGTTGAGAACTGGATGCAGGAAAACAAACTCGCTGTTGAGACTGGCTTGCGCACTGAAATCGCTGAAGATTTCATGGGCAAACTGAAGGATCTGTTCCTTGAGTCTTACATCGAAGTTCCTGAGTCTAAAGTTGACCTAGTTGATGAACTCGCGCAGTCTGTTGAAGAGCTTGAAGAAAAGCTTAACACTCAAACTGCATCAATGCTTGAAATGTCTGAGCGCGTTGAGACTTATCAGCGTGAGGCAATCATTCGTGAAGCCTCTCGTGATCTCGCTGAGACTCAAGTAGAAAAGCTAAAGTCTTTGGTAGATTCTCTTGATTTCGAAGACGAAGATTCTTTCTCTCAGAAGGTTAAGACTGTTAAGGAGTCTTACTTTAAGAAGGAAGTTTCTGCGACTGAAGAAGAGATTGTTGAAGACTGGGGTACAAGCACACAAGAAGTTTCTTCTGTGATGGACATGTACCTTTCCGCCATCAAAAAATCTAATAAGTAAGGAGTACTAAGATGACTGTTCAAGTATCTTATGACAAACTCATCGAGAAGTGGAGCCCAGTTCTCGAGGAAACGTCTGCTGGTGAGATCCAAGATCATCACCGTAAGGCTGTAACGGCGGCTGTTCTTGAGAACCAAGAGCAAGCATTCCGTGAAGAAGCCGGAATCATTAACGAAGCACCCACTAACACCAACTTCAGCGCAACTGGCGCCGCGGCTGGCGTAACTGGTGCTAACTGGAACCCCGTACTGATCGCTCTGGTTCGTCGCGCTATGCCTAACCTCATGGCTTACGATCTCGCAGGCGTTCAGCCCATGACTGGTCCTACTGGTTTGATCTTCGCTATGAAGAGCAACTACAAGACTACTCGTGGTGGTGCAACGACTGGTGACGAAGCATTGTTCAACGAAGCAATCACTCCGTTCTCAGGCGACTCTTCTGTATCTCAGTCTGGCGGTCCTTCTGGTCTGTCTGGCGTAAGCGATACGGACGATGACTCTTCTATCGTTGACTCTGGTTCGTCTTACGTACCAAGCGTTGGCGGTGCTATGCCAACTGCTGATGCTGAAGCACTCGGTTCTACCGGTTCTGCATTTGCAGAGATGGGCTTCACCATCGAGAAGGCAACCGTGACTGCAAAGTCTCGTGCGCTGAAAGCAGAATACAGCCTTGAACTGGCTCAAGACTTGAAGGCAATTCACGGTCTTGACGCTGAGACAGAGCTGGCTAACATTCTGTCTACTGAGATCCTCGCCGAAATCAACCGCGAGATCATCCGTACTATCAATGCTCAAGCCAAGATTGGTTGCCGACAAGCTGGTCTCCAGACTGCTGGTATCTTCGATCTTAGCACTGACGCAGATGGTCGTTGGTCTGTTGAGAAGTTCAAGGGTCTGTTGGTTCAACTTGAGCGCGAAGCGAACGTAATCGCGAAAGAAACTCGTCGCGGTAAGGGCAACATCATCGTTTGTTCTTCTGATGTTGCTACTGCACTTGTTGCGGCTGGTATGCTCGACTACGCTCCTGCACTCAGCACTAACCTGCAAGTCGATGACACTGGTAACACCTTCGCTGGTGTACTGAACGGACGTACTCGCGTCTACATCGATCCGTATGCCGTTGCTGACTACGTAACTGTTGGCTACAAGGGTACTAACCCATATGACGCTGGCGTATTCTACTGCCCATACGTACCTCTCCAGATGGTACGTGCGGTTGGCGAGAATGACTTCCAGCCACGGATCGGCTTTAAGACTCGTTACGGCATGGCTTCTAACCCATTCGTGGGTAGCTCGCCTGCAGACGGTCTTGCGTCTAACCGTACTAACCAGTACTACCGTATCTTCCGCGTGGACAACATCCTCGCCTGATACAATAAAAAGAATCTCTCAAGAGATCATTTTTGGGGAGCCGCAAGGCTCCCTTTTTTTATGCATAAATACGAAT